GGTGGGGGCGCAGGCGACCGGGGGCGAGCTGGCAGGGGCGTGGGTGACGGCGCTGGGTGCGGACATGGCGTGGTCGCCCAACGTGCTCAATGACGAGAACCGCGCGCGGCAGATGGTGGAGGAGCAATACCCGGTCGTCATGCAGTACGGCGTCACGCTCAACGCTCACGGTGATGCCGCCGCGCAGAAGAAGCAGTACGGCATTTCCAACAAGTCGCACTACCAAAAGGCGGAGCTGGTGCGGGCGAAGCTGCTTGCCGCCGGTGCGCCGCCCGCCGACGCGCAGTTTGTGTACGACACGCAGGTTTACGAGAAGGATATGAAGGACGCCAGAGACGAACTGAAAACGGCCGCGATGGAATACATGGCGGTGCGCAAGGAAGGACGCGATGATGCGAAGCTTCGCCAGCGTGTGGCAAACGCCAACGCGAAGATGCAAAATATCACCCAAACCTATCTGAGGAAGCAAAACCGCCATGCGCTTGAACTGCAATCCGCTTACTGACGGACGCCCGCGATGCAGGGTGCCACTCATCGAAATCTGCCCGGCGACCGGCCAAATCCGGCTTGACCTGTCGCTGTGCGACCCGTGTTCCCCGTCCACCCTTGCGTTGCTCATCCGCAAGGGTGGATGTGCGGAACGCCAGCTGACGTGCGAGCAACCGGAGCCTGCGCCGTGCGGATGCTGCCCGCAGTTGCCACCACGTCCGCGCTGGGTGGAAGTGCCACGTCCGTTTGTGATTTATCCGCTGCATGAGGTGGACTGCAGCGGGCTTGCCGTGTTCGTGCTGGACGAGGCGATGGAGACACTTGGCGTCGGGCGGTTGGAGGCGGTCGTGCTGCTGGCGGTGGACGACACTTCGCCTGCCGCCCGTTACGAGGCAGACGGCGTGTGGTACGGCGAGACAGACGTCCGGCTGGACGTGGACTACCGACCCTATGCCTTGTCCCTTGCGGGCGCTGACATACGCAACTACGCAGCGGAAAGGGGGTGCTAGATGTATGTGCCGCTCTACGGGTTTCAGACAAATCTGACTGAAACACTCGCCCGCGAAGGGCGCAACCTGCCAGTCAGCAAGAAGGCGTACAATTACTTGCTTTCCCGACTTGCCGATGGCGATTGGTCTTACTTGGAAATCCGGCAAGGGCGCGTGAGCGAGGTGGTTCGTGCCGAAAACGTCTGCGGGCGCATCGTGCTTTCGCGCGGGCAAGCCTGTACGCAAATCAACTGCCATCCATGCGGAACGCCGGTGTTTTTCATCATGACCGAACAGGGGGTGAAAGATGCCGTTTGTCAAATGACCGATACCGACTGCAACGAAGGAGAATGCCCGTGAGCGGAAAATACAGGGGCTTTGAAGGCTTCAACTCTGACCTGACCGACAAGCTGGACAAATCAGACACCGACCTGCCCATCCACGAACAGCACCTTGCCGTACTGCGCGGGAGACTTGCAGACGACGGCGATTACACCTACCTCGTACTGAACGACGGTACACAGTTTGAAGTGGTGCGTGTCATGAATCACGGTGGCTTTCTCAAGCTCACGCGCGGGCTGGAAGAAACCGCACCTGCCAGCTTTCCCGTCGGCACTTGCGTCAGATGGGAGCTGACACCGGCTGCCGTGCGCGATATAGTTTGCCAAATGGAGTGCTGTCCATGAGCGCTGTTTTTTCCAAACTGGTAACGTGTATTCTGATGCTTGTTTTTGGCGTGCTTTTTGCATTCCATCAAATGCCCGATTACTACCACATGACGCCAAACGATTCCTACCGCTGGGCGGTAACACTTTTGGCGTTGTCGTTCGCCCAGTCGATGATGACGGTTGCCGCAATCGCCGGATGCAACCGTTGCCGGGTGTGGAGCGACTTTCTTTTGCAGGTCACGGGCTTGGTGTTTATAATCCTCGGCGGTTTGTTCAGCGCGACCTATCCGCCTTTCTCGTGGACGATGTGGGTCTTTCCGCTGGCGGGCATACTTTGTCTGACAACCGGACGGGATTTCAGCCGGTATTCAAGAAGCAAACTGATGGAAGAAAGCAGGGATGGTTAATGAACGATTTTTTTGCCGCACACACCAACATGGTTGCAGGTGTCGGCACGGCGCTGTTTGCCGTGCTGGTCGGTACGCGCTGGAGCGAAATCGGTTTCCGGGATTACCTCATCATCGTGGTACTCTCCCTGCTTGCAACGGCCTTTACCATCGAGCGCTGGATGAATAGCGCCACACCTGTCACCTGTGCGCTCACCGGCTTTGCCATCGGCTACCTCGCCGACGACGTGTATATCAACATCAACGCCACCCTGCCGGACTTCATCAAGCAGGTGGTTGGCGAAGGCACACAATGGCTGCACAACAAGATTCGTGCCATGCTGGGGCTTGAGCCAAAAGATGACGACGAAGACGATTAAGCCCTCCTTGCGGAGGGCTTTTTGATTGCACGTAATACGAGCTGGTAAAATTCTGTTGGTCTATAATAAAATCAATATGTTACAAACAATACTCCGCATGGTTGTCATGTTTTTCCAAAATCCATGCTCTACTTTATGAAAATCAAGTACTTACAGAATATTATTAACATGGCCTTGGCAAATATAATGTTCATTTTTCATGTGCTATACTCCCTGAAAAACAGGAGACTTCTATGACCAACTACAAAAACTGGCTGCTGCTTGCAGGCGCGTTCGCCCTGCTGTGGGTTGGCTACGATGCAGGCAAGCACGCCGGGCGAGACGAGATGCAGGCGCGTGTACGAGCCGCCGAAGAACAACTTGCAACAAGCAAGCGGCTGGCACAGGAAGCTGCCGACCATCATGCGAAGCAGATGCAGGACGCGAGCCGCCTGTACCAGCAGGCGAAGGCGGAAGCGGAAGAAAAGCAGCGTGAGCGGATTGTGCGGGTGGAGAAAATTGTGGAGAAGCCCGTTTATCGCAACGACTGCGTCGACAAGGAAGGGCTGGACGAGATTAACAGGGCGATTAAAAACCCCCGGTGAGCGCCGTGGGTTTTGTCATTCTTCAGGCAGTTCAAACTTTGGCGCCGTGGTGTCCAGCATTTCAAAGAAGTGGTCTTTGTAAAGGTAGTAAGTCAAGTAACAACGAGAAACATAATTTTTTGGCAAAGCTGGTCTCACAAGCAAGTACCTGAAAATCAATATGTTTTTTAGCTTGTATTTTTGCAAACAGGCTTACTTACGTTGAGCGCGGTCAAACTTGAAAATCAATAACTTACAAAATCACGAGATTTTTTAATAGCCATGTTTAGTTTTTCAGGAGGTGAAAAATGAACGAACTGAAGTGGATTGCCGAAGGACGCAAGCTCATCGGCACGGATGAAAATGTAAACACCAGCCGGGTCATCGCCCTGTGGCGCGACGGCTTTACTGCAATCGGTCAGCCCCAACGGATGAAAGAATCCGTGTGGAATACAGGTTCAACCGCATGGTGCGGCTCGTTCGTCGCCGCCTGTCTTGCCCGTGCAGGACTCGGCAACCGTATCCCCAAGTCCTTCCCGATGGCGCGTAGCTGGACGCAGGCTGGCAGCGCGCTTGCAAAACCTGCCTACGGCTGCGTCGTGGTCTTTACCCGCACGGGTGGCGGTCACGTCGGTTTTGTCGTTGGCAAGGACGTGAACGGCAACTTGATGGTGCTGGGCGGCAACCAGTCCAACAAGGTGTGCATCAAGCCGTTCGCCACGTCGCGCGTGCTGGCATATCGCTGGTGTGGAGAAACATCCGCTCCCGCCGAAGGCCGCTACGACCTGCCGCTGCTTTCTTCCGACGGCAAGGTGAGTACGGATGAAGCATAAAACAAGCCCCGGAGTTACCGGGGCTTGTTTTACAGAGTATCGTCGCGGGATATTTCCGGCGATACATTTGAGTTCAACCGTGGGCGGGTGCGGTCAAGCAACTCATAAAACTGTTCTTTGGTGTCCGATAATTCCATGAGCGTTACCACAACTGCAAGGTGTGACTGTAACTGTGTTATCCCGTGTTGTTCGGACAAAGCCTGATGCAGTTTGACCTTGGTGTCTCCCTTGATGGTTTTCAGCGCTTCCACAAGGTCAGGCGCCAGTCGGTCATAAACAATATCCAGCGTGCGTCCGGCGAAGAATAACGGACGTTTGCTTGTTTCACCGTCTTTCGGCAGCTTCACTTTATACAGGCGGGCAAGCTGTTGGTAAAACGCTAACGGAAACTGCGCGGTATATTCCCGCAGGTTGCGGTCAAGAAACTTGTTCAGGATGGCTGCAAGCTCTCCTCGCGCCCGTTCCTCCTGAAAGCCTGTCGCGTCGTCAACCAGCCCGGTGAGTGCTACACCTACAAGGGCATCACGCAACGCCGCAGCGCGAATCGCACGCTGTTGTTGAGCTTCGGTCAATCCTTCTTTTCCAAGAAGAGACGCCCACATCTTGCAAGCCTCACCAAAAACCAGCACATTGTAACTCTCTACTTCCTTTCCTCCGTCCAGATAAGTTATTTTTTGAAAAAGGGCCGACTCGTGTTTTACTTTAGAAAACAAATGGTTAATGACTTTATCAGCCAAAAAAACAGGTGTTTGGGCCGAACCTTCAGAAAGTTCTTTATTTTTCAATCTTTTAGCCGCGCCTGTTACCGCAGAGCCGCTCCCATATATGGCTGTCAGAATGCCATACTCGGTAACAACCCGTGTTTTCTCTTTTGTCACCGGGTCTTCTACCACGGCACAGGGTATTTTTACGCTCCCCAAGACAAGCGGGTCTCTTTTGCGATATACTCTCGGAAGCAACGCTTTGCGTCGTTTCGCCTCGGTCATCATCGCTGCGTGCGCCTTACGTTGCTCAGGTGTCCGACGGGACTGGGTGATTTTTCCACCGACCGTTTTTTCGGTCATTTGAAACTCCTTATGATAAAACAAAAAGCGCAGACTAACCTCTGCGCTTTCTAGTATAACAAGGACTACAAAATGAACAAGCTATTTTGTTTGGTTATGCTTACTCTAACCGCCTGCACGCGCGTCACCGTACCGTATCTCGCTCACGAACCGCCTGCCGACCTGACCCAGCCCTGTCCGCAGCTACAACCGCTTGCGGGCATGACAGGTGCGGACATGACCCGCTGGATAATCGAGGCCGCCCATCTGTACGCCGACTGCAAGGTGCGGCATGAGGCTCTGGTCGAGGCGACGCGGGTGCAGGGCAAGGTGACAAGGTACGAGTGGAAGTAGAGTATTTTTAAGAAAATCAAAGTTCTTCGGAAAATACCGAAAAACTCTTTGGCTGACGTCCCTTAATTTGTGACCCACAAAACGCAAAAAATGAGCCACAAAACAATTTGTGGCTCATTTCGTATGCACAACCTTACGCCGTGCGGGCGCTTGTTGCCTCCCGTACTGCTTTCGCCCACTTGATATGTGGTACGAAACGGGAAGGAATCTCGACGGCTTCTCCCGTGGCCGGGTTGCGGGCGAGACGACTCTCACGCCGTACCGCGCCAATCTTGCCGAAGTAGTGCAGCTCAACCGTGGTGCCTTCGGCGAGGCTTTCCTTGATGACTTCCAGCATCTCGGTTATCACCTGCTCGGCTACCTTTTTGGTAACGCCTGTACGCTCGGCGATGATGCCTGCAACGTCTGACTTGCGCAGGAAATGCTCCTGCTTTTGCTCGTTTTTCATGGATAACTCCTTAGTTTATGGACAGGTCTTCCCGCTCCGTTTCTTCCGGTATCGGGACGGTAACAACGACACACGCGATGGTGCCGTTGCCTCGCGCGACGGTTTCCCGCGCAAGTTCGATTTTCGCCTCTTTGGCGTTGTATTTCTTCCGCAGCATCCGCATGAAGTCGGAATACACATATCCGTTCTCCTTGCACCACAGGCGCAGGGCTTTTGCCGATATGACCGCACGTTGCTCCAGCCGCTCGTACCTGACGGTAATCTCGCGTCCGTTGGGCATCTTGCGCACATAATTGACGTCGTTGAGATAACCCTTAGTCGGCACGTCGGGCATCTCCGGCGGGCGGTGAGTGGATTCGACCACAAGGCGGTTCGGTTCGTGTTCGGAGAGGAACTGCTCCAGCAAGGTACTTTGGTCCACGACGTGCAGACCGAGGTTGTAGTGGTTGGCTGCAATCAGGTCAGTCAGGTAAAGGTACAACCGGTCAAGGTCGTAATTCACCAGCCCAAGCTCCTTGGCGATGGTGATGCCAACCATCATGCGGGTCGCCATGTACGTCCAGAACCGGTACTGCGCTGTCATGCCCGTATCCTGCCGCACACGCTTCTCCATTTGGTACAGCCGCTCCTCCACTTCCTCCATGTGCGTGGTCAGGTAGCGAATAAACATCTCGCCCGCCATGCCGTAGTGCTTCGGCAGCTTGCGAATAAGCCGCTCGCTGGCTTCAAAATCCTCGCCCTGCATCAGGCTCGAGATGGGCGTTACCTTCACCTCCAGCACCCGGCTCATCTGCGCGCTGGCGTCCTTGCTGTGGTTGGCGAGGTTGGCAATCATGCTGTCGTTGGCGCTCATGACTGGCAGGCATGACCAATAAGTGGAGTTGAGCTGCAACATCTCGCCTCCCTGTGCCATCTTGTCCTTGCCCCGCCCTTGCGTGATTTGGTAGCACAGTTCGGACGCCTCGCTGGGTATCAGATTGGTCATCTCGTCAAAGCCTGCGGCGATGCTGTTCATGATGCCCAGCTTGGCAAGACGGGCGATATAAGTATCGTCCTTGTTAATCATCAGCCCCGTCCGTGGTGACGGGTCGCCGAAGACGCTCACACCCAGCGAGAGTGCCGCCGACTTGCCCGCCCCCATCTCGCCGGTCAGAAACATCAGCGCAGCGGATTCTGCCGCGCCCATGCTCATCAACGGCGAGGCGAAAGCGGCTGCAAGCGTCAGTTGCCCCCACTCAAGTCCCTTGCGGTTATAGACGTTTGCAATCTGCTTCCACACTTCCAGTTCACCACGAGGGACAGTCAAACGGCTCATGCGCGCCGCCTTGCCTTTCGGTGCAATCTCCACTACCTGCCCACTGGTCTTGTACAATCTGTTGCCCAGCAGGAAGTGCGTGTGGTGTTCGTCCCAGCCCAACTGGTCGCTCACCGTGGTTTCCTCAAGCGTGGGTTCGGTTTGTTTCAACAGGTCAATCAGCATGGCTGCCATCCATTTTCGTTCTTTCTCCTGCAACAGGAAGCCGACTGAACCCAAGTGCGCACCCAGCCCTGTTCCCATCAGCGTCTCGCCGGAAATCTCGACGTCATCCCAGCCGCCAAGGCGGTGCTTGCGGAAGATGTAGCTTAACTGCAACTCGCCCTTCGGGTTCATGCCGCGCACGCGCTGCACCGGGTAAACCGGGTACTCGTAAACTTGCTGCCAGTATTTGTCGCCGTTGCGGTCAGGGATAAAGACGAAGCAGCCTGTGGTATCCACCTGCGAGAATTTGGTCTGAATTGACGGTATTTGCGGCGCCTCCGGCTCGCTCGCGGCTTCCGTGTCTTCCCCCGCGTCGTCGGCAGGGGCAGCAGCTTCCGTCGTCTCTGCGGGCTTCTCCTGCGTTTTTTCCTTCTCGTACTGCTCGCGCAACAGGGGAGCGTCCGGTATGGCGATGGGTGAGTTGATTCTGCCTGCGAACACGCAACCCGCGCACGCCTCCGGGCGGTATTTGGCAAACGTCTCGCAGCGCATGGGTGGCATATCGTTGGCTTCCAGCCACGCAAACTTTTCGCCGGTGCTGTATTCCGTGTGCCACTTGGGGCTGGTGCAAAGACGCTCCGCCATCTCGCGCCCGCCCTTGCAGTGACGCAGAACGGAAAGCGCTGCGCGCCACTCCGGCTCGCGCCCGTCGTTCATGGTGCGAATCTGCCTGCATCCGGCAACGACCACTTCGGCGTCCTTTTCCGGGTACACCTCCAGCGCTGCCTGAAACCAGTCCGTCAAGTTTGCAGGTGCCTCAATCTTGCCAATATAGCTTGGCAGGGTGTCCGGGTTGATGGTGGGTAGTGCCAGCGGTTGCGGCTTGTTGCTTGTCGCTTTCAGCGGCTCGTATTTGCCCAGTAGCGTCTTGTAAAACTCATGGCTTTTGGCTTCACCTGCCACACGCACTTCCACAAGGTCTGCGTGGTCGCCTGCGATGTAGCCCTTCATGTTCCATGTGCCGGGCAGGCGCAGGATGCGGACAACATCCGTGGTCGGCATCGGGTCGGCTTTCAGCCCGTGTTGTGCGCACGCCGCCTGCAAGCGGCTGGAGAGCCAAAACCAGTCGCCTGCTTCCACTTCGTCCGTGAGCGTCCAGTAAACGTGCAGCCCGTTGCGCCCGGAGTTCACCACCCACGGGCAGGGCATCCCTGCGTCCTTGCAGAATGCCAGCAGGGCAGTGAGCGCTTCCTTGCGGTTGGCGTAGGGCTTGCCGCTACCTGCGTCGACGTCCAGCCACAGGCTGCGCACGGCACGCACGTTTGTCCGCACCCGCAGCTGCTGTTTCTCGCCAGCGGGTGTCTGCACCGTGTGCCAGCCTTGGCGGAAAGCAGCGAGTGCAAACCATACATCCTTGGGCTGGTTGTAGCACTCGCCGGAAATTCGCACAAGGTCTTCGACAAAGCCCACCGCTTGCTGGTTCATGCCGCTTTTGCCATCGTCGCGTTTCTGCAAGCCACCGTCGTCGGAGCGCGCGACAACGTAAATGCCGTGTTCGGGAAGCACGGCACGGAGGAAAGCGGAAACGGTCGGTGCGGTCATGGGGAAGCCTTGTGAGTTATTTCTTGTTCAGGTGTTCGCTGACGATTTCCAGCACCCGGTCGGAGCGCAGATGATAGCTCATTTCCGGTGGCACCGGGAGCGCGCCCTTGTCCACCAGCGTGTTCAGCACACGGGTTATCAGCACAAGTCGCTTGGCGATGTTCGGATTGCGGATGGAGCGCTCGTAGCGCAGGTATTTGTCCAGCGTAATGTAAGGGATATTCGCCAGCTTGCACACGACCGGACGGCGAATGTCCGCCCGGTTCATGGCATGGTACAGGTCGTCAATAACAGTTTGGTATTTCATAACAGTTGGTGGCCCGTCCCTGTGCCGTTCGGGTTAGAGGACACCCATCTCGTCCTGTGCCGGAGGAACAGGCGGCTGGCTTCCGCCCCATGCAGGCTGTTGGACTTGCGGTTGTGGAGTAGTGGTAGCTGCTGGCTGCGCGGGTTGCTGCTGGCTGTCCTTGCCGGGGATGTACTCGTACTCCACCTTCATCATGTTGTCCACCGTGCCGTCGGTGAGTGCCTGCATCATCACCTCAAGCGAGGCTGCATCGGCGAAGCGCACATCGAACACGCCCGGCGTCTTGGCGTTGTACAGGCTGAAGGCGACGCCTCCACCCATTGGTTTGTTGTCGATGGAAAGCTGCACACAAATCATCGGTGGCAACAATCCCGGCTGCATCTTGCACAACTGGTTCAGCGTCGGTAACAGTTGGGAGAAGTTGGCAGTGTGTGCGCGGTCATTGCCGGTCTTGCGCAGCGAGTTGTAGCCGATGTCCCATGAGTAAAGCTTGTGGGATGGGTCGCCTGCCAGCATGACAACTGCGCGCTGGCTGACTTTCTTCTGTACATATGGCGCGGGGATGGGTGCGTCGTAAGGCTCGTTCGGGTCGGGGTAGTAGGATTTGGTCTGCACCTGTTCGCCTTCTTTCAGCTCATCGAATTTCTTGGCGTAGAACGTGTAGTGAATACGCGGGTCGATGGCGACAAGAAACACGTCCAGCGTGAGTGCTTCCAGCGTGGTATCGTTACCGTTGTCTTGCAGGACAAAGCGACCGTTCTTGGTCTTCAGTACCGGATAGCTGAAGGTTACATTTTGTTCGGCCTGCTGCCATTGTGCTGCCAGCTTGGCGGCAACGTCCGCTGGCAGGTTGATGCTTGGCAGGTTTGCCGCGCTGAAGGTTGCGACTTGGTTTGTCATGGATTACTCCGTGGGTTTGGTTGAAGAAAGGGGTTTTGCAGGCTTGCGCGGGGAAGCCAGCTTGATTTCGGTAAAGTGGTTAAACGGACTGGCTGGCAGAATATCGGCATCCTTGGCATAGGCTTGCTGGCTTTTCAGCACGTCTGCATGGGTGAGCATACCTGACTCGATGGCGTCCTGCTGTTCTTTCACCAGCTTGACGCTGACCAGCCCGGCGTTCAGGAGGACGCCCCAGTTGTGGTTGCAAGCCTTTTCCTCAATAGCCAGCACACCGCCCTCAACGAGGCGCGCCTGTTGCAGGTAGAGGATTGCCTGCGTGTCGATGATGCCGTTCTTGATGAGCGCCAACAGCCACTCGTCTGCAACTGCCCGGCCACCCTGTTCGTCGGAAGGGAAATTGACCTTGGTGCTGGTACGTCGGCTGAAGGTGCCAAGGTCGGCAAAGGCAAAGTGCTTCATGCCGGTGGCATCCAGCCGCGCAATCATCTGCGTCTCGGCAACGGCTTTCGCCTCTTTCAGCATCCGTTCGGCCTCCGCCACCTTGCTTAATTGTTCGTTGATGCGTAGAATGAACTCCGCACATTTCTTGTCGTCTTCGTATATCTCTGACGGGATTTCCAGTTGTCTCGCCATACGTTGCTCCTGTTGCTTGAATGTGTATAAGTGTAAGGCTTGATACCGCTTGGTGTCAAGCCTTTTTTATCACTTGCGGGATAAAATGTCGCGGGTAAACAGATTGACGATGTTCCGCTCGATGTTCACACCATCTTCCAACGCCTTGAACGCCAGCCGGTCTTGCTTGCCTGCCGACAGGTGAACCACAAAGGTTTCGCTCGCCGTCTGCCGCGCGCTGGACAGACGCTCGAACATTTGCTGGTACATGAATGCGCCCGTCAGCGGCACGCCGTAGCAGATGATGTAGTCGGCGCTCGCCAGCTCCACGCCGAAGGCGGTTGTGCGCGGATGGCACACCAGCACATGAGGACTGCGTTCATCAAGGAAGTCACGCAGTATCTTCGCCCGCGTCAGCCCGGTGACGGAGCCGTCGATTTTCTCGCATGAAAACCCTTCGCTCCTGATGAACTCCACCAGCAAGTCATTGACCGCGGTGAAGCTGGAAAAGACTACCTTCTTCCGAGGCGTCGCCCGTAGCAGCTCCGCCAGTTTTGTCAACTTGGGCGTGGCATCCACCCGGATGATGCTGCTCTCGCCAGCGGTGTCCTTCGCCCGCACGGCACCGCCCGATACCTGAAGCAGCTTCTGCGACAGCGTGGTTGCGGTCGTGGCTTCTACCGTGTTGGTCTCCACCATCACCTGCAACTGCTCAAACAACTCGTCAGTCAGCTCCTGCTGCTGCTTGGACAACGGCACTTCCTCATGCACCACTTGCGGCACGGGGATTTTCATCAACTGCTCCTTGTCAAAGCGAATGCAGGGCGACATCGCCTCTTTCACCAGCAGCTCATGTCCGTGCTTCGGCACCCACTTGAACTGCGATACCTTCGTCATCGTCTGATACTTCCAACGCATGAAGTGGCCAGGCACCTTGTGCGGGTTGATGAGCTTCACCTGCAAATAGATTTTGTCCGGCGCGCCCGGCGTTCCCGTCAGCCCCCAGCGGTACGGGCATTTGCCTGCAACCATATTGGCGGCCTTCCAGCGCTGTGTCGGCTTGCCGTTGCTGCCGCCGTACTCGGTCAACTCGTCAAAGACACACACACCGATATGCCCCAGCTCTACCTTGGTCTTCAGGATTTCCGCCACCTTGCCACCCTCCGCCCGCGACAGGCCGTCAGGGTTTATCAGGAAAATATCGGCAGAGGCGTGAACCTCGCCGGTGCGGTCGTTGTGGATGAGCTGTACCCGCTTTTTCGGAAACCACTCATGGCAGGTCTTTTCCCACTCACCGCCTGCGGCGACGGTGAGCGGCGCCACAATCAGCGCCGCGCGCACGCCCATGTAGCGTTGCAGATAGTCGATGGCAAGCAGCGTCGATAGCGTCTTGCCGGTGCGCGGTGTACTGGTGACGAAGGCGTAGGGGTTTGCAGTCAGGAACGCTGCCGTCTCCATCTGCCACCACCAAGGCTTGTGTCCGTGTTTGCTCACCGGCGGGTCGTAGTAGGTGCTAAACGGGTCGCAGCCGCCGATGTCGATGCCCATGTTCTCCAGCATCTTGAGTACGTCGTTGTGATGCGGCAGGGCGATGACGTCGCCATCCGGCAGGTGCAGCGTGGGGAAAAGAAAAAGCTGGTTGAGAAGTGCCAAATGTTCGGGGTCTTTCGGCGCCGGAACGACAATCTTTTTCAGCCTTGGAAGAACGACTGCCATCACATCACCATCAGCTTGTCCAGTGTCTCGTTCATGGCCGGTGTCCATACCGGCACCTGCGCGCGGGTTTTCAGCCAGTTCACCAGCACGTCCAGATTACCGCTATGGATGCACACCCATTCGCCGCCTGCGGCGCGGATGGCGGCTGCCTGACGTGCCTGCATCACCTCGTTCGGTCGTGGCTTCAGGTGCGGCTTGCAGTGGTAATTGTTGGCATCCTTTTTGATTTCCACCCCCAAGAAGTGTCCGCCGGCAAGAATGATGCGGTCGGGGTGTCCCGACGCGCCATAGCCGAAGGTCATCGGGCAGAAGGTGTAGATGGCAGGCTGGTGTTTCTGAAAGAAGCCAATGATGGCTTTCACGCGGTCTTTGACCGCTTTCTCGGTTATTGCAGGCATGGGGAAACCTCCTGAAACAGGGTAATAAAAACGCCGCCCGAAGGCGGCACAACTCATAAGACTGCACCGGACGAAGCTAAAGGTCTTGGCTTCCCCGTTCAGGACATCCCCGCCCGGTGCAGTCTTATGAGCTGCGCTTGCTGCGAAGGTTACGCGCGCGGTTGGTATGTGTGGAGACGATGCGACGGTTGCTCTTGGCGTTGGTGCCGCCACGGGAAAGGGGCTTGATGTGGTCCACGTCCTTGCCCTTGAGCGCCGCCTTGCCATACTCGGCAATCGCCTGCCGTCTCGCAGTATTGCGCATCGCCCGGTTCTTTTTCTGCTCCGGCTTGCTGTGGTACTGCGCATACTCGCGCTTGTAATCGCGTTTTTTCGTCACGGGTTTTTCCTTGTAAAAATGAGGGGCAGTGGCCGGACTTGAACCGGCGACCAAACACGCTCATCGTGTACGTTCTACCAACTGAACTACACCGCCCAAAAAGTCCGGCAAGGATAACATCTTGCCGGAAGAACAAAAAGCCTTAAAGGAAATAACCATGTGAATCCAGTCCACATGAGGCACGATACCGCCCGGCAACCGGAACAGTTTGAAGCGAATATCGTGCCTCATGAATACTGGAATCCGCTGGTGCCTTCTTGTAGTCATCCCCCACATGAGGAAATCCACCACCAGCGGATGTGTGTATATTACGGACGAAAACCCTTGTTGTCAAGTGTCTTCCTGCTCGCGTGCCTTGGGGTTTCTTCCGTTAAACTCGCAAGAAACCACGTCGCACCACTTCTTGCACAACCCGCCCGGCTTGGGCTGGAAATATTTGTGCGTGTAGCATTCCATCAGCAGCCCCATATTCATGTTCAGCGTGAGCAGTGAGTCGCCCGGCCTGTAGTACTGCACGTCACTCTCGCCCTTGAACAGGTAAACAAACACCGTGACAATTTTCGTGGCCTCCGGGTAGTGGGCGGCGGTGCATTTCTTGATGAAGTCGTGCTGTGCCTGCGCATCGCGCTTCTTGCCTGTTTTCCAGTCCACACAAACGATGGTGCTGCCGTCGGCAGACTGCAACATGGCATCCACGATGCAACCCTGATATGCCTTGGGGTAATCCCACGCGCACGGCTTGCCCTCGTAAGTAATCGCCAACTTCTTCTCGGCCGCAAGAAACACCTGCCGCATCCGGTCAAGCGTCGGCTGCAACGGGAGCAGCAGGGAAGGGAGTGGTCTCCCCTCCTTCAGGTAGTGTTCGATTGCCGCGTGCAAGAGTGTGCCGAACTCGGTGTGCTTGCTTCCCTCGAACTTCACCTCCCGCGTGATGTACTTAGCTTCGTACTGGCGCGGGCAGGTGAGGAAGGTTTGCAGGCTGGTCGGTGACTGGCGCATCATCGGCAGGCAACCAAAGAAAGCAATATTAACGCCCGGCACACATCTTCAGGCAGGCCGGTTTCCTTTATCAGGCGTCTGAATTTATCCGCTTCTGCAAAATTATGCCTGCTCGCGCGAACCTTTACCGGTTCTCCGCTTTGCAGCGCCTTTTCACATCTGCCCAACTTGACACGCATACCTTCAAGCGCTTCGATTGCAGATTTGGTCTCATGGGCATTCAGTTTTTCCAACACCTTGCGCAAGTCTTCGGAAATCATCGCCAGCAACGCCCGGTGAACATCCTGCTCGGCACGCGCGATGTGTTCACTAATTTTGTCTGCAAACCGGTACACATACGGATTCAGGTCTTTGCTGCCGTCGTCTTGCACTTTCAAGTGAAAACCACATTCGAGGGCGAGTTGTCTTACCTGCTCTTTTTCAAGTTTCATGATTAATCTCCACTGCCTGAACCGCTTGAATCGTCTGAACTGCTACTATACGAGCTGCGCGATGAATAACTTGACGAACTGTTGTCGTCAGACAAAACCGCAGATGCCAAAGCCCGCTCCATCGGGTCGCTACTTGTCAGGCTACGTACCGGATTGCGAACTACTTTTGCTAATTTACTCATGCTTGTACTCCAGTTAATGCCGCCCAGCTCACAGGATAAAGCGGGGCAATAATTTCGCTTGCCATACGGGCAAGCTCCTGAATTTCTTTTTGCGCGTGGCTGTCTGCACGCAGATTGTAAAAACGCGAAAACGCCAGCAGGCTGCCCGTCCACACCCATTGCGTCATCACCCCCTGCGGCAGGATGAAGCGTGCCTGCTCCGGTGCAACTCCTGCCTCGATGAACCTGTTGTACAGGTCAAGGCAGTTATCCATTGCTTCCTCATAGGCGTCCTGAAAGTCATACTGCTCGGGGTTGGCAAACGCCGCGCCGCTGCCCTGTTTAACGTTCGGCGCGCGCTCACGAAAGACGGGTAAATACCAGTCAGGTTCTTCAGACACATAGCGACGGGATATTTCCGACTCAACAAAGCCCACCTTGTGTTTGAAAGCCTGCGCACGCACGGCTATTGGCGCAGTTACCCGCAGGGTGACTACCGCATGGGCGAAGGGGATAACGTGGTTGTTGCGGGCAAGATAGCGAATCAACCCGTGATTGGCATCCGGCGGGTAGGTCTCGGCGCGCTTGTCGAAACTGACACGTGCTGCGCCGGCGACACTCTCGTCATTGCCCATGTGGTCAAGAAGTTCTACCTGCATCAGGGAAGGTTCAAGATTCATACAAACCTCCGAAGGTCAGGTGCCTCGTAGTTCTTGCCCTTCATCACCTTGCCCAACTCGTCAAACACCGGCTTGCCGTTCTCGAACTTGGTGAAGTTGCTGCGGTTCACCTCAACGAGCGCCTGCTCCACATTATAGCCCAGCATATACCCCAGCCCCACACAGGTCACGATAACGTCGCACAGGGCGTCCAGCGTCGGTACAGGGTTTGGCTTAAACCACGCCTTGTCATGTTTTAAGTCCTCTGCAAGTTCGGATAGCTTCTCGCATGGGAGATAGCAAGCCTCCATCAGCTCTGCCACTTCTTCCATCACACACGCTGCCTGCACCCGCACGTTGTCCGCAGTGGGGGCAGGTAATG